CAGGTGGCTTTGCTAGACCTGATGAAGCTCTAAAAGCTAATGCCATTCATGCTAGGCAGATAGCTAAGATACACGAATGTGCAATCTTCTATATGTCACAGTTGTCAGCAGAGGCAGAGGGCAAGGTGTATTTGAATCAGGCTATGATGGAAGGCAGTAGAACAGGCAAGGCTGCCGAAGCTGATTTGATGCTATTGATAGCTAAAGATGCAGTAAAAAATCCTGATAACGAAGAAGAGAGTCCTGCAAGACATTTGAATGTTGTAAAGAATAAATTATCAGGTTGGCATGGTGTTGAACATTGTGAATTAGATTATTTAACTGCGAGGTATTTGTGAAGCTAACACTTGACGTAGAAAATACAGTAACCAAAAGAGATGGCAAGATGCACCTTGACCCATTTGAAGCTAATAATAAGTTAGTTATGGTGGGTTGTCTTGAGGACAATGGAACAAGACATTTGTTTAACATGGATGGCGAAGAGAATAACTTTGATGCCATACAATCTTTGTTAGACAGGGCAACTATACTTATAGGACATAACTTTGCATATGACCTCATGTGGTTATGGGAATCAGGTTTTAAGTATGATGGTGCAATATTCTGCACAATGCTGACAGAGTATGTGCTACAAAGAGGTGTTAAAGAACCTTTACATCTAAAAGATTGTGCAAACAGATATGACTTGCCTACTAAAAAGCAAGACACATTGAAAGATTACTTTGCAAAAGGTTATGCAACAGATGAGATACCAAGAGATGAACTAACAGAATACCTGATAGCAGATTTAGAAGCAACACAACAACTAAGCCAAAGACAATACATGAGATTAAACAGTTTGGAAGATGCAGGATTGATGGAAACTGTTATATTAACAAACAAAGTAGCAGTTGCATTGGCTAAGATATATAAAAGAGGATTCAAGGTTGATGTTGACACATTAGAAAAAGTTAAAACTGAGTTTGAGAATGAAAAGATTGCCATAGAGAATAGGTTAAAGGAACAAGTTATACAACTAATGGGAGATACACCTATTAATTTAAGTAGTCCTGAACAAATGTCATGGGTTATTTATAGCAGAAAGCCAAAAGACAAAGTTATGTGGGCAAATTCTTTTACACCATATATGCCTGATAAGGATTACAAACAAACAGTCAAAGATAATTCAGACATAGTATATAAAACAAAGGCAGAGAGATGTCAAACCTGTCTTGGCACAGGAAAAATAAGAAAGGTTAGGAAGAATGGTATACCTTATGCTAACACTAATAATTGCAATGATTGTAACTCTAATGGATATCACTTTCAACGTACCTCTGCAGTAGCAGGACTAAAGTTTACACCACCAAATGCAAAATGGATAAGTGCGAATGGTTTTACTGTCAATAAAACTAATTTAGTTATACTACAAAACATAGCTAAGAGTAAAAGTCTTACAAATGCACAGAACTTTTTAGAAGATTTACAAAGACTATCAGCATTAGAAACATACTTATCTTCTTTTGTTGAAGGAATAACAACACACCTAAAATCTGATGGTAAGTTACACGTCAGATTGCTACAACATAGAACTGCAACAGGCAGATTTAGTGGTGCTGACCCTAATATGCAGAATATGCCTAGAGGTGGCACATTTCCTGTCAAAAAAGTGTTTGTATCTCGTTGGGATGGTGGACAAATATTAGAAGCTGACTTTGCTCAGTTAGAGTTTAGGGTTTCAGCATTCTTATCACAAGATAAAACTGCAATGAAGGAGATTGAAGATGGATTTGATGTGCATAGCTATACTGCTAGTGTTATTAGTGATGCAGGGGAAAAAATATCTCGCCAAGAAGCGAAAGCACACACGTTTGCACCCTTGTACGGAGCAACAGGATTTGGGAGAACAACTGCTCAAG